TGATTAGCGCTCACGCCATCGCTACCGGGCTCGGAGCGGACATGGTTCCAGGCTTGGAAGGGGAATGGGTCAACATACGCGAATCATCGGCTCAGATGGGCGTAGGGCGCATGTCTAGCCTGATTGTATACATTTTGGCCTGGTGCTCGCAAAACAATGTTCGTCTTCCCGCCGCCAAGGGCATGGAAGAGTGGCATTAGCACGCCCACAAATACTACCGAAATGGTGAGGAAGTTTGGCTAAGACAGCAACGGCGGCCGAGCGCCGCTACATGGGATTGGTCGCTGCGCGAGGTTGCTGCATCTGTAACAGATTGGGATATGACGTGAGCGGGATGCAAGCAATTATTCATCACCGAATTCATGGCCGTTTCGCCAATATGCGGGCGTCCAACTATCTGACGATCCCACTTTGTTTGATGCATCACGCGGTTGATTACAAAACCAGCGTTCACTACTTCAACGAGGAACAGTTTTTAGAGCACTACGGGTTCACCGAGCGCGACTTGATTATCGAATGCCAAGCCGCGCTATCAAAACACATACCGGCCAAAGAAAGGATCGAGGAATATGAAAGCTGCGAATAGAGAGGCCGAAGTGTTGGCCGTGATGCAGGATGGAAAAGCCTACTCGTTTCACGAGTTGATAGCGCTGATACCCCATGTTCCGGTATCAATTCTGAGCGAGCTTTGCAAAGCGATGGCTCGGAAGGGGAAACTTTGGGGAGGGTATAACGGAGCGCGCTATATCAAGACAGCGGAGCGCATCGACGCGGCCCCGACAAGCGCGTTCTCGCAATGGCCTGAATTGAAAGGCTATGACGCAACGTTGCGCAGCGCTATTCGCGAACCAGTGAGCCGCCGTCCATGAATACAGTTTTTCTTCTTATGGCTCAATTCGGGGCGCGCGCAATCATCCCGCTTGATGACGTGCGCCGTGAATACTTCTCTCATCTTGAGCTAGACAAGTTTTCAGGGAAGATCGCACGCGGAGAGATCGCATTACCAATCGTCCGCGCCGAGAAAAGCATTAAATCGGCCCGAGGCGTCTACGTTCAAGACTTGGCTGATTATATCGATGCACAACGGGCGGCAGCAGTAAAAGAACGCAATCAGCTTTGCGGTTTGACGTGACCAAGCGGGAGTTGCGGAAGTGGCGCTACAATATCTAGCCACTTCCAGCCCGCGTATTTATCACCGAAAGCGTGGATATGCGCGTACCGCTTCAGGTGAACCCATGTCTTATGCCCTGACATAATCGAAACAGCCGGGATGCTCATTCCTAGCTCGAATAACCGGCTAACCCCTTCGTGCCGCAAGTCGTGGAATGTCAGGTTGTCTATCTCTAGCTTTTCGCAAGCTTCCTCGAATTCACCACTGATCGCCGCGACTGAACACGGGAATATGCGCTCGCTATCTGTTCGCGGGGCAGCACGAGCGACGCGTAACGCTTCCGGCGTTAAATCAACCCATATGTGATTGCCGATTTTTTTTTTCGGGTCTTTCATATCAAAAACAAGCAGGCGCGACGCGGACTGATCTATATCGGTCCATTTCATTCGCGCTATCTCGCTGCGTCTTCGAGACGAAAAAATAGCAAACAAGAAAATCAGGTCATAGGGGAACAAGGCCGGGTTAGCTATCCGCTTTTTCCGCACGTACTCAATAATCCGGCTAATTTCATCAAGCGTAGGCCGTCTATCACGGCTATTCGATGTCCCGGTAACTCCTAGCTCTGAAAGCACGTCCAGCGCTTCCATAATGGTTATCTTGCTGATCGGATAGCCCCACGCAGGGCGAGCGATTTTGTACACGGACTTTAGGTGCGAGAAATAATGCGCTACCGTAGCAGGCTGGACACCAAGCGATTTTCCCCAATCGACAAGGGTGTTGACCATGATCTGCGAGCCCTTGACTTGCCCAAGCTTGCTATTCTGGATGAGCGCTAGCGCTTGCTTCTTGGTACGGCCCAAATCCTTCTGAGACTCGTTAATGTAGCGCTGGATCACGTCTGCTAATATTGGGTCTTCGGCCTTCGCTTCCGCGATTGCGCCTGCCTTGGATAGCTCCGTCTCGCGCTTCTTTGCCCATGCGGCAGCGACTTGTTTCCGGTCGAACGTCTGTGTCTCTTGGTGAATGACGACGCCCCCGCGACGAATGCGAACCTGGGCTTTGTACGATGTAGTTCCGTCCGCGCTCGTGCGCGTGGTGATAGTGCCCATAGTTCCCCCGTTGCGTGGCACCTATTTTGGCACACTGGCACACTGTCGACAAGGGACGAAACTACTCTAACGGTAGTAATAAGCGGTTCGGGATAATGAGAATTTGCTGTATTTTCAAGCCATCAATCGTAAAGCCCATACAAATCAAGCCCTTAACGGTAGTATGAAAAATGCCGAAAACGGGTATTATATGGGACCGATTAAATGAAAATGCTCATTAAAATCAATCAACTAGGATTTACGAATGACGGCGTGGCACCCTATTGGCACACCGGACACAAAATAGCCGTGTCCGGGGCCGTTGGGCTACATCGCTGTATTGTAGTGCGACCGGCCGAACAGGCGCACGCCCGCCCACATGGGCCAGCGACGCCACGCGGCGACGCCTGTTACCTTGGACGCCTCAAGGAACGTGCCATCGGCAACACGGCGCGATACGGGCGCGGGAGCGGTATAGAGGTAGTCGTGAAGCGTCGCGGCTTGATCCGCCTTGCCGCCGAACATCGCGTAGATGAACGCGAGCCGAGGGACCGACGCGAAGTTGGTCACAAACCCGGCTGGCACGGTGAACGTCTTGCCGGAAAAGTCGCCCTGGTATTCAAGCGGGGCAATCAGTTTCCAGTTGCCGTCATCGAGTGCGGCCGGGTCCGCTGGCTTGACCTCCAAGTCAGTTAGGAACTTGCTCATTGCGACGCGGCCACGGGAGCGGTAGCGACTACGGCGGGTTGCATTGCAAGCTGTACCGCAATGGTCGATTGCAGGCCCAACACGACATCCTTTGCAATGGCCTGATCGGACGGCGACAGCTTGGAGGCCGCAATCACGTCCAGCACGAGCGGGAACGCTTCAGTCGATAGCGAAGACAGGCTCGTGGCAAGCGTAGGCGTGGCGGTGGTCAGGATCGCGTCACACGCCTTGGATAAATCGGCTTGTACGGTCGCGAGCGTTTTTGCAGCGCCGCCAGTGAAAATTCCATCGGCTTGCAATACGGTGATTTCAGCTTGAGCGGGCTTGCATACTGCCTGGGCAATCTGAACCGGAGTTTGCACGGTGATTTTCGGGAGCGACGAGCAAGCAGCAACGGCGGCCAATGCAATGGCAGCGACAACGGATAAAAAGACTCGTTTCATATTTGGCTCAGTGAAGGATTTTAGCGGCAGAGATAGCCGCGTTTGATACAGCGCCAGCGACGGCAGAAGCGGTTACTGCGTTCGCTGTAATTGGGGCAGTTGCGACGACTCCCGTTTCGGTTAAATCAACCGTGTAGTCATCGCCTGTCTTTGCGTAGTGAGCGGATACTGTTGAAATATCCTTGCCGTTCGTTACGGTCACTTCGCAACAAACCTCTTTGCCAGCGGCAGCGTCATAGAACGGCTTTACGTCATATGTCGCGATGCCAGCGCAACCGGCTAGCATCGCAACCAGAAGCAGCGCAATTAATCTCATGGCGCGGCCTTAGCCAAACTGAACGGCAGGTTATTTACACCGTGCCATATCGGGACCGCGCCAATCAGCGTGCCGAGCATGATAAATAGAGGCTGGTCCTGAATGTGAAGCATGTCGCATGCAATCCAAGCGACAACGAGAAATCCGACCGCCAACATTTTCAGCGGCACGTCTAAGGCGTCGGCGTTCATGCCTTTACCTCATCAGGGGCGAATGTGAAATTCGAAAGCTGGTTGCGCTGCATAATCCAAATCGGATATGGCAACAGGTGGATGCCGTGATCTTTGCCCCGGTGATGGCGCTCACATAGCACGACCATGTTGTATTCCGAGTCGATAAAATCGGAATCGTCTTTGAACGTTGACCAATCGAATGCCGGATGCAGCGCGCGCATCTTGATCCAGTCGATGCCTTCGGTATCGGCCCACTCCGCATGGAAGTGATGAACCTCGCGCTTTTCCTTCGTGCCGCAAACCCAACACGGCGTATCGAGCGCGGCGATAAGGTGATGCTTTGTTTTTCGGAACAGCGCCGATTCACTGCGCGGGGCGTGGTCAGGGTAGAAAATATCGATCTGAATCGATTCGTGGGTTTCGTGCTCGTGTGCGATTTGCATAGACGTAAAAAAGCCCGCACGCGGCGGGCAGTTTCCGATTGAAGGTTTATTTAGATGCCGAGCGCGGCTTTGCAGCGGACGAATCGCGCGTCACGGTCGGAAGCGCCAGCCATCGCGGGATTGATGCGCCGCGTTATGGCTTCAAACTCGCCAGCGTCCGAAAGACTATTCAGGCCGTGATTGATCCAGAAGAATCCAGCGACCATAGCGCCCGTGGCGGCGTCCGTGCGGACTAGATCGGGGTTAGTGACAACATCAATGCCCGTTCCGTCCTTGGCCGCCTGGAAGTTAGCGGCGAACGTTGTTTGAACCGGACCAGAGCCGCGATATTTCCAGCCATCGCCCGATGCTGTTCCGCCGTTACCGTACTTGTTGCCATAGACCATGTTTGCGATCTGCATTTGGCGAGCAAGCGGGACGGCCTTTTCATTCGGCTGGCGACCGTACTTCACGGCAACCGTGTAAGTCATGACGCGCGGGAACGTCGCCATCAGTGCAGGTATCGAGTAATCGAACGATTCGCTAGTCGCCGATAGCGAGCCCGACTCGTGGCCGATCTGCGCCAGGAACGCGGCGAGACGTTGCGGCGTGTTTATGGAGTATTTGACGCACGCGGCTTGCAGTGGATCAGCCCAACGAGCGGCGTTCGTGGTCAACGGCTGGACCGTTTCCATCAGTAGATCAGGCGTGATATTCATGGCTTGTCGGCTTTCCGGTCTAGCTTTTCGTCAATGCGTTCAAGCTTCTTGAAAATCGCATCGACCGCTCGGTTTATTGTTTCGATTGAGGCCGTAAGAGCCGGGTTCGTGACGTAGTTTTGAGCGCAATACAACTCGTGCTTCGACAGTTGGTCCTTAACCATATCGACCGCTAAGTTGGCGTTCCGGTCGGTCTGGTCAACCTTTGCATGCAGCGTGCGGAACAGCCACCAGCCAAGACCTACAAGCGCGGTCACGCACAAGACCATCCACGCGTTGAGTGTTTGAAAATCCATCTATGTCCTAGGCATGAAAAATAGTTCTTGAATTACTACCGTAATGGTAGTATTGTCACCCCATCGAACAAACCCATGGAGTTAAAAATGAAATTAGGTCTAGTCCTCGCGTTGTGCTGCTTGTTATCTGCTTGTGGTGGCGGCGGTGGTGGTTCGTCGGGAAATTCGGCGCAACCTGCGGTTGCTGTTGCGCCAAAGCCACCGGCAAAGACCCACATCACAATTTTTCTTGACGGCGATAGTACAAATTGGGGGGTCGACACGGAATACCCGTCACAAAAAACCCCCAACACTCCAGCAATGAGGATGCAGAAAGATTTTGATTTGGCTCTTCCTGGGCTGGTTACTGTGATCGATGGATCGATCTCAGGGAGTTCATTTCCTGACGATCTACAGACAGGTGGCCCGGTAACCGTTCCGCTTGCAACGCGTCTTGCAGCGCTCGCCACGCCAGCAGACATCGTAATCACGAACAGTCAAATTAATGATCAGTACGTTTTCAATGAAACAATGGACCAGTATGCGACCTGGGTAAAGCTATGGGACGAGACTGTCAGGGCGGCAAATGCTATGCCGATTCATGAAGAGCCAAATCCGGTATGCCGCATCCCCGGAAGCAACCTGCCCGTTACTGACCAGTTCGTTTCAACGATGAACTCAACCGCATCGGCGGATAGCGTTCCAGTCCTGCCTGTGTACAACGCTTTCAAGGCATACCCGGGTTGGTGCACCGTGCTACTTGGGTCAGATGCCGAGCACCCAAACGATGCGGGCTACGCGTTCAAGGAGAGTCACTATTTCCCCCCGTTATTGGTGATCGTCAATAAGATGCTTCAGGGGTGACGCGCAGGGGAAAGAGCCGCCCGAGCACCTATTTTTCGATGAGTTCGGGCGGGTTTGATAAACTCACCACTCCCATAAGGAGGGCGCAATGAAATTCTCTCAAGATGATGTCAGGAACTTCGCCAAAGAACCGTTTTCGTCCGGTCGAGCAGCGGGGCGGCTTTTGTTCGATTTCGGCGTCATGGTATCGAGTTTCAAGCAAGATGCGCTCGAATATCCGATTCTTGACTTTGGGTCAGGGACAACGTGGGTCTCAGAATTTTGCGCACGCATGGGATTTCAGACTGTATCGTTTGACATCAACGGCGATCTCATCGACGCGTGCATAAAGGAACGAGTTGCATCTGACTGCCGAGTCAACCCTAGCTTGCTGTCAGTGGAGCAGGGTGACGGGCACGCGATGCCGTTTGAATCTAACACCTTCGGGCACCTTCTTTGTTATGACACCGTGCACCACATGCACGACTATCCTAAAGTTTTCTCGGAGTTCTATCGAGTTCTAAAGCCCGGTGGCCGCGCCATCTTTGTGGAGCCCGGCGCGCGTCATAGCAAATCACCTGAAACCATAGCATTCGTTGAGTTCATGAGGGAGCGTGACCCAACGTGGATAGAACGTGACGTGGTGCTCGAAGAGATGGACCAATTTGCCAAGGATGCCGGGTTCCAATCTGGAATTTCAATCATCCCCATGCCTCACCCGCTTGCGCTTCAGAACTACACGCTATCCGATTGGCAGAGCTTTAGAGCGGGCGACGTGATGCAGCGCCTTCGCTTCACCGATCAATTAGCCGACCTCAATTATTGGGATCGGGTAATATTTTTTGCCGACAAGGCCAATTGAATTTCAGCTTCCGGAGAGCGGCAAACCAGACTGCATCATCGCTGGCACAGATGAAAAGTATGCCTTCCAGCGCGCATCGCTTGTGTCTACAGTGCCTTGATTGGGCCATGAACCGGGGTTCTGAGGCATAGCAAAATACGAAATGATAACGGCCTGAGACGCGTCCGAGAACTGAACATCGATAGTTGTCATATTGAATACCCTACAACGTATACAGAAAAAGCCGGTGTAACGGCTGAGCTTGCTGTCGTCACGTAAGTAGCTTGCGGTGCTACTAAAGCCAAGTTTGAGAAGCTATTTATGATCGTTGTCCCTGCCCCAATCGATGCCTGGTTCTGCTTTGCTCCGAAAAGGTTTGTTGCTGTCGGAGCGAGGGTTAGCAATAGATTTGACGCTGCGGTGCAACTGACGCCAAGAGTTCCGTCAATGCTTACAGCATTTGGCGGTATCGCCAAAGCCAAACCTGCGTTGGTGAAAATTGTCGCGGTGGATAAAACTTGGACTTGGGCAGGGGTACAAAAACGGTCCCGCTGCGCTCCAATAACAAACTGTTTTGATGCATTCGTCAGCCATGCGCTGACAAGTGCTGACGCCGTATACCCAACAGGCATATTCGCGCCAGCATAGATGTTTGGCTGAACTGTAGCGGCATTCGTTGCCAACAGCGCAGCAGTTTGGGTGGTTGGGTTATATATCACATACAACGCAACATAGCCGCTGACAGGTGCCGCCCCTGTATCCATTCCGCCCGCGCCAACCGTCGCTAGGTTGATGGTCTTGTTGAAACCCGGCAGACAATATCGCAACCCGCCGAGAGCCGTTTCAACAACAATTTCGTCGGCCGTAATCGTTGCCGTTGTGCTTGCAGCGGGGATACTCATAAACAGGTTGCGAGCCTGCCCAACAACGCCCGAGACTTGCCCGAATTCAACCGCATGCTGGCTAGCGGTGGCGGGGGAGACTTGCATCGCCCCGCCCGAGCTTTCCATAAGAACCCATGACGTAATATCGGCTCGATATACGAGATTGCCGCGACCGTTAGCGACCGCCTCGCCACCTTGCAACGCAGAGTGATTGCCGCCGACTACTGGCAGCGGAGCGATGAGGCCAGGGGCCGGGGTGAACGTCATCGGCCCCGTGTTCGCGTTCTTGAACCGAACCCAAAGGTTCATGTTCTCAACGAGCGCGGTAATCGGAAGCTGATACGTCGCCTGTACAACGTTCACCGTGCCGACATCAACGCCATACGTCAGTGTGTCCGCCTGGATCGCTTGCAGCAGCGAGCTAGTCAGGATCGGAGCGCCCGAGGCTTGCGCGATGCTCGATGACGTGATCGTGGTTTGACCATTCGCGACCGTCACCACCCAAAGCGCGATAGTGCCGACCGGAGTAGCCGGAGTCGTTTGCGATCCAGTGGCAGCGGCAATGCCAGCGGTCAACGTAAGTTGCACCGTGTCTTGCCGCGTGGTGTTCTGCGAAGTGCCTGTATTGCCGGGGCCGCTGAACGCTTGCGCCGGATTGGCCGCGTTGTAGTAAGGCAAGACAACAGGCGTGATGTCTTGCTCAACGAACGAGGCCGAGATAAGGTAGTTCACCGAAAAGCCAGCAGTCGCCGGGGCAGCGCACGCCAACGATTGAGCCGTCAACATGATACCTTGCTTGACGATCTGATTTACCGTATCGGCAGCGAGCGACGAATAGGCCAGCGTATCGCGGTTTTGAAGCGAATAAACACGGCCGGGATTGATCGTTACCGTAAGCGCTGCGGGGATGGCGGGAACGCAACCGAGGCCGGTGAAAACCGTGCTCGTGCCGAAAATATCTTGGCAAAGTTCCGCAATGGCGGTGAGCGTGTTCCGGTTGGTGTTGAGAATATCGGTTTCAAGCGGAATAGCACCCGCATAGACAATCTGGCGATCCATGTATTTTCGATCCTGAAATAGGAAAAGCCCGCGAGTGCGGGCTTATGGTTTCTTCAATGCGGGGCGCTTAGTTCGAAATGTGAACCCAAACGATAGTTGCGGCGGGGATGACAGATGCGACAGCGGCATAGATAGCCGCGTCGGTGACTCCGCTTAGCGTCGATCCAATGTTCGCGTATTCGGCTTGTGATGCCTGCGAGTAACCGGCAACGGATGAGCTGTAACCGCCCACGTTCGGGATACCGGTTCCGGCAGGCCGGTAGGCGGTTACAAACGCTTGGTATGCCATCAGCATTGATCCATACGCGCCAGCCACGCCATAGCCGCATGCAATGCCATAAGCGCCAGTGTCAGCGGGGCGCAATGGCTCAATGATGGTTGGCGCTCGCCCGGTTAGATCGGTTAAAACCTTGATGACTGCGTTTCGCGTTCCTCGCTCGCGAATGATGTTGACCTTGATTCGATTCCGATAGGTCGGGTCTTGCTCGTTCGGAATGCGTAGCAGGCCAGTAGGCCCGAAATAATCGGCCGCCGAAAGGTCGAGCCATCCATCGGTCGATGTCTGAAGACGCGTTTGAAGAACCATGTACGCGTAGCATGAATACACGCCAGCGAAGATAGCCGCTACGCCTTGCAGCAGAGCATCAACAATCGGATGCACGCTACCGAACCAGCCCTTTGGAGTGCGCTCACTGAGCCGCGCGAAAATATCTGCTTGGTCGCCTGTAGCCATCAGATCACCGATACGCTGGTTGACTTGATAACCTGCTGCGGAGTTGCCGTGAAATCAGCAGTGCCACCATTCAGCAGGACAGCAAGCACGTCCACAACATCGGTTGACGCGTCGAACGCAATTTGACCGATTCGGAAATACGAAAGGGTCTGCCCGAGCTTCATAGTGTTGATGTAGGACAGCAACGCGAGTTGAACCACTGCGGCGGTTGCTGCGTGACCCGCGCCCGTCGATGTGGTTGTGATCGAGAGCGATACGACAGCGTTTTGAACCACTGGCGCGAACACGCCGAACGTTGACGTGAAGGGCCGCACTGCATCGATTGCGTTATAGACCGTCGATAGAGTGCCGCTCGATGGCGCTCCCGTGCCGTCATCTACGACGACATAGAAATACCCCATTTGCGTAACGCCGCCATACGTGATGTTCTCTGCAATCGTGCATACAAAGTTTGATCCGAGCGCAGCGACAGCGGCGAGTACAGCGGCCCGCGTTGCCTTGGCAAGTGTCGCCAGATAGCCGACGAATCGAATCCGCGCCGATACATCAGATTCAGCGTTGACGCCGTTCGAAAACGCAATGGCATTACTCACCGTATCGACAAATGGAATCGACTGGTAGAGAGCATTGATTACGCCAGCCGACACATTGCCGGATGCGTCGGGCAGGCTAAGCGAGTTCGAGCCAGGCGTGATGCTTACTACGGTTAGCGTGACTGTCTGCGTACCGGCCGCGATGACGAAGCCGCCCAACGTGACGCTGTATGCCGGGTTGGTCGTGTCCGCTATTACTTGGTACTGCTGCGTCCCGTCGCCAGTCTGCACAATGGAGCCAACAGGGACAATCGCTTGCTGCGTGTACGTGAATCGAGACAGCGTTACTTGGCCGCTTGCAGCGGTCGGGGCAAGCCGATAAAACCCGAACTGAGCTAACCACGAATCCAGATCAGCGCCGCTAGACGTTACCGCACGGGTAAGTGCGATTGCGTTCAAGATCAGCGATTGAAGCCACATCGAAATCCATGCAACGCCCTCGCCAACGGCTCGCATAATTGAGCCGGTGACGAAGTTTACGAGGGAGGATGCCTGACCTTGAACGACCGTTGCGAAGCTGGTTAGAATCTGTGTGAATGACTGGCTATTTACGCTCATTGGTTGATGTCAAATGATAGTGTGTCAGTCACTCCCGTTACGAGATTGACATACTGAATGTTGATAGTCGCGCCATCGTTGAACGGTGATACGTCGATGACGGGAGCCGGTGAGCGAGACACAGCCGGGAACGAAAGAACCACGGAGCGGACAAGGCCGCGAATGACGCCGACATTCAGGTTTGAACCGATCCGGCGCGGCAAGCCAGCGCCAAATGTCGGATGGTCAGAATAGTCGGCCGACGCGATAGGATTCCCGGCCGAATCGTTCAGAGCCGGGTTTGTCATCAACGCGCGCAATATCTGCTGCAGCGTTGTTTCGCTGTCGTCAGCCGTCGCCAGATCGCCAGAGGGTGAGGCGGTTAGGTCATTCCCCCAAAAGTGATAAAGATCGGTCATTGAGGAACACCACCAAGGCCGGAGCCGCCAGAATTAACGTGCTTATGTGAATCATCGATTCGATGCCCGTTAGCGGACACTTGACCAAGAAAGTTCGTATTGCCTGTTACTGAGGATGCGTTCCCGGTCCCGTTGTCTCCGCTAATCGTCATTCCGCCTTCGCCAGATATTTTCTGATTCACGTTGAGCGTGCTATCGAGTTGGACGGGGCCGATGAAATGGTGCTGAGTCGCGTTGTAGGTGATCGTAGAAGCCGCCGTCAATTCGACCGTTCCATCGTTGTGGAACTTCAGAATCGATCCTGACGCGTGAACGATCCAAGTTTCGCCAGCGGGAACAGCCGGGGGCATGTTGACGTTAGAGAAGAATCGACCCGTGATGCGCGGGGCTTTAATGTCGCCCTCGCTGAACGTCACTTGAACCATATCGCCAAGGTTCGGCGCGGATAGCACGCCAAAGCCATTGCCGACCCCTACAGCACCCAGCGGAACCCAGCCTGCTACTTCCTCGCCTTCAGGCTGAAGCGTGACCTTGACGGCGTGTTTCGTTGGGTCGTATGAGGTAATGATTCCGGTTCGTGGCTTGGCGACTGAGCGAGCGGACAATTCCGCTTGTTGCCGCATGTTGTTCGTTAGCTGATCGATAGCGCGGCTCATGCCGTTGTTTCCTCCGAATCAGGGCTATGGTTTTTCGCGCTTACTTCCATCGTGTAGCCGCTGGCGAAACTGAGCTTGCGTTTGATGGAGTCGGGGTAATAGGGCTGATCCCACTTAGTCCCTGTTCCGCTAAGATTGATGGTCCCAGGAACATCCAAGGCACTCGTTCCAGGAATGGAAAACGAAGCGGTCATTTCGTGCTGAATTAGGTCTTGGTACTGTGCATATGCGCGCTGAACGACCGCTTGCTGCGTCAGGTTTGCGATGTTGTAAAAATATTGCGTCGCGTTCCCCGGCAACGTGGCCGAGCCGGGTTTGATTTGCTTGGCAGCGTTCGGCGGATAGCTTGCGGTAAAGACCTTTTGCGCCGCGTCGTTCCAAGAGCGAACGGTGACGACGATCCCACGAGATACGGTGAGAGCACGACCTAGCTTTAGGTCAAGAACGCTGCATGTCGGGAACCCTGTCGATTCGTCGGGCGGCGTCCATATAACCGGATACGGGGCGGCGGTGGATGATGCCTTGGGCTGGAAAAACAAGGTCTGACCGCGCACATGAACATCAAACTGTTCAATTCGCGCAAGATGAGTGAGCAAGTCCCACTCGGTGCGAGCATCATGCATTTGCTCGTGATCAATCTCGTAATACTTTCCTACTTGCGTTTTGGTCGCGACGACTTGCGCGGTTAGGCCGTGCCGCTGCGCTAGGATTGTTGCAATTTGCGAGGCGGTTTTGTTTTGCCACTTCTCGGTAGTCTTAGCGTCAATCAGCAGGCGCGTTAGGTCGCGGCCAGACACGCTAATTGTTCCCGAGCAGGGCTCGTAATCGATATGATCTACCTGCCCATAAATCCAGCTTGGCAACTCGGTAGCGGTCCATTTAAGAGGATTTGCCGGGGTTCCGACGAACAGTTCAACATATGCGTCTTTCTGGCTTGAAAACCAGTCGGCGTTTTGTGCGGGAGGAAGCTTGTTGGCAAGGAACGTGCACGTGAAAGTGTCCGCACTCGAATATGAATTGTTGTTCACATCGAACGCGGACCAACCTTGGATTACCTGACCATTTAACTTAACAGCGCCCCGCACCGCGTATGCGGTGGAGTTAGACAATAGTTGTCCCGTTTAGAAGTGGGTCATAGGGAGGGATAACAACAGTCTGAGGACCGTTGATATTTGTGTCGCCCTTAAGCTGAGGATTCGCGTTTGATATTCCAACCCAACCAGCGACTTGACCGTAATACTTTGAGGCAAGATCGAACAACGATCCGCCCATCGTTTGAATTGATTTAACACCCGACCCGATTTGACCGACATTCACGCCCATGCGCCCGAGCACGCTATCGAGTTGCACCAAGTTGGTCTGATTCGTCATTGCGTTGACCTGGCTCGTTAGCTTCGCGACGTTCGTAGCCAGCGGGTTATTCGGCAGAACACCGCCGAGCGTCGTAATGCTTTGCAGCGTGTTTTCGGTAGATGCGATGAGCGTTTGAACTTGGGCGCGTGCCTGCGCAATAGGCGTAAGAACCGCCGTTATCTGCGCCTTGGTCGCAGACGCAAAACTAGAAACGGCGCTGATGGCCGATGACAGCGAAGACATAGACGAAGAAACGCCCGTGTTGCCAATGCTGGATGAAAGAGCCGTGCACGTGTTCATGTCGCCGCCGATCAGATCATCAATCGATGAACCGGCATCGCCGTTTAGCGGAGCGGTCAAGTCTTGAACGACTTCCATCTTTATCTGATACGGGATTTGATACTCGCGCTCGAAATCAGCCTCGAATTCGATAATCACGACCTGATACAGATATTCTGACCACGACAAAATGAGGGGGAGACCCGCATCGTTCATAGCTTTCAAGGTCTGCGCGCGTTGCAGCGCGTTGTCTCCCGTCAACCATGCAGACCACGCGATAGGCTCGTGATCCA